CCCAACTGCGCGAACTGGCGGCTCTAGGCCAAGCACAGGAGCATTACGAGGCCCTGCAAACAGCCCGTAACGATGCGCTGCGTGAGGTAGCAGAGGTGGTTTCAGAGTATGAGATCGAAAGGTTCGGACCCAACGAAGCAATGGAGATCGCCCTTGTTATCCTATCCCTAGTCAAGGAGCCAGAAGCATGAACGATATTGTCGAACGCCTAACCAAGAAATTTGACGAGGCTTGCGCTGCCGAGGGGCATTACTGGGCCGAGTTTGATCCGTATGGCGTGGGCCAACAGATATGCCGAGGGTGCGGAAAAACGCGCACCAAACCGAAGGAACAAACCAATGACTGACCGTAGAATGGATGCTTATTATTATGAATTTGAGCCGACAGGGGTTGACGCTGTAGACAAAATTCTCAGTGCTGTGGCTTGTGCGGGCAAAGCCTCGCATCATACCGCTGGGTGGAATGACGATGACACTTACACCCGTGACGATCATACAGGTAACACACCTGTTGAGCGGATACAGAACGCAGCGAACGAAGCCGCGCAAGCATGGGGCACCCGCACCGATCCTTGGCAGCCAATAGAGACTGCGCCGAAGGATGGGACGGAGATACTAGGTTATGCTGGAGGGTTCCTTCTCCTAAGTTGGAGGGATGATGAATGGCATGAGGAAACATTTGAGGAATCCGGTTGGAACCCAACCCACTGGATGCCCATGCCTGCACCACCAAAGGAGACAGAGAATGATTGACCTACCAACAGTTTACCGATCAGGGCGGGTACGTCGCTGGCACTGTAACCCCGACCTTGTGGATAGCAACCAGACGCTTGCACAACACCAGTGGGGCGTGGCTGTGATTGTCCTTGCTGAGCATCCCAACCCGTCGAAAGAGTTGCTCTATGCGGCTCTGCTGCACGATGCGGGGGAGTTGATTGTTGGTGATTTGTCCGCCGTGTTTAAAAAAACCCAACCCAAGATTGCAGCGGCACACAAAGAGGCAGAACAAGACGCCATGGATGCAATGGGGATCACCTACGATCTAACACCGCAGGAGACCGCGTGGTTAAAATGGGCCGACCGCAAAGAAGCCTACATGTGGATGATGGCACACCAGCCGGACCTTAGCAGGCAAGACGATTGGCAAGACGCCGCCCGTTGGCTAATGGGGAACAAACCTAGCTAAGGCTTAGGGCAGTGATCTTCGATTGTGTATGCCTTGCGAACCTTATCCAAAACACCGCCGCGCATGGATCGTAACTGTTCCGTGCGTGTCACCACCATAAAACGGCAAGGTGAAGTGTCATTGATGACGTTGCGCGCGAAGTCAATAGGGTAACCCATCCGCACCACGTAATCCACCGCGTCGATGTACGCCTTGCCGAAAACACCCGCTACAGCTTCAAGCCCTAGCCGTGTGCTGACTTGTGTAAGATACGGTCGGTGAAACAACATGGTGCCGTTAACCACCACGAACTTGCCGCCGAGCGCCGCGAACGCGCAGGCACTTATGCAACGCTTGCCGCCGGGAATGATCACCAGCGGGTGAACCTCGCTAAGAATGCGGCCAATGGTTAGACCAGCGTAATAATCCCCGCCGTCTCCCCACATAATGACGCGCTGCACCTTGCCAGACGCCACGTAGCCCGCGACCTGTATTGCCTGCCAGCCTGTCGTTGGCCCGCTGATTGTGAGCGTGTTGGATTTAAGGTCAAAGTCAACGCCCGCCAAGGCCGCTGTTGGCAACAATAAAGCCACCGCTAAGATTAATCGTTTCATTGTTCAGCCTCCGTACATTCAAAAGCAATGCCAGCGTAAGCCATCAAATCAACGTAGCTATCGGCCAGCATTGGGTCGGTTTGTATTCGTGCGAGTTTCACGCACATTAACATCGTAGCAACGTCGGACGCGCTCACCAGATTGTCGGTGACGGCGCTGTAAATAGCCGCAATACGCTCGTGATTTTCAACAGGCGGGCCATAGCTTTTCATGCGGTCGCCGCCGGTTAATTCAATCGCCTTGTTTAGCAGATCAATTCTGTCCATTTGGTGCCTCTGGGTAAATGTTAACGTGATGTTCGGAAATTTCGCCTTGCTCTTTATCGACCGTTATCGCGGTTAATGTTTGGCGGGCTGAATAGGCATGGCTGAAAGCGTACGCGTCACGTGCTGCGATTGTTCGGTAGGAGCGGAACTTCACGCCACCAACGTCTTTTTCGCTTTCGTGGTGGATATGCCCTGTATCACAAAACCGCCAATAGGTTCGGCCCCAATCTTTTGCAAAGTGGTCAGCGATAAACATTGCCAGCCGCTCGAACTTAGCCTTGTCGCCGTGGTGCGCGGTTAGGAGATTTCGGCCCCAAACCATGCTAAAAAAGTCCGTAGGGTTCCATCGGACGGTCACACGGGGATTACCCTCGTAATGCATCATCAAAGCGATATTGAGCCAATGCGTCTGGTCTGGATCATGGTTGCCCTGAATGCCGATATATTCCACATGCGCATGCTTGGTTAAAGCCATGTCAATTACGCGCCTGATGGCCTTTGTGGTGGCAAGCGCAATCTTGGGAAACCGCCCGTCAACGTCTAGCTGGTGACCGGATCCCGGCGTTTCGTTTTTGCTGTCGTTAGCGTGAAACGTATCGCCAATATTTAATATCAAGGCGGTGTTGCTGTTTGGTGTTGCGTCAAGCAGTGTCGTGATGCTGTCGTTAAGATACCGAGCCGCAATTTTCAAATCGTAATCTTGTCCGGTTTGCTCACCCCAAGACATCATCCCAAAGTGTAGGTCTGCGATTACATAGCGGGTTAATAGGGCGTCTTGTGATACAGGAGGCGCAGTTGGTACGGAGGCCCCCACGTTGGCGCTTAGGGCGTCTTTGATGGACTTCACGTAATCATCATGGGTCTGGCTGTCTTCAGGCACCGTAAACCGGAACGACACGTCGTCGTTTTTAAACCATCCGCCTTTTAGCTGCGCGTGTGGAAGACCGAACACGTCGCAATGCGCCACTTGCTCTTGTGATAGCCGCTTGGCGCGGGACGTCAACGTGGTGCGAGGAATACCTAGTTCGTCAGCCGCCGCTGTTATTGTGTCGTGGCGGCTTAGAGCTTCGCGCGTTCGCTGTTCTTCTTCTGGTGTTAATGGCAAGGCGCCCATGTTAGACCCTCATACATTTGAAACGGAAAAGAGGGTCAGCCAAGTATCTTTCGGCAAACCGAAGTCGTTTTTCGCAGGTTACAAAATCCGGTGCCGCACGAGGTTCCCATCCGCCGGGAATAATCCAAGTTGCGCCGTTGAACCACATGACCACCAGAACAATCATTTGCCGCCCAATCTCGAAACGCCGATAACCCCGAATATGGAAACAATAATACCGCCTGCCCATTGGTCGAGCGGGGGCGGTATAGCGGCAATGGCCCATCCTTGCGGGAAAGCACACCCACCACACCAGAACACGCTATAGAGCAACACAGAGGCCCACCAGAAGGCAAGAGGCAACGCAAAGGCCAGCATTAGCCAAAAGCCCCCCGCTCGCATCCACGCGGCTCTGGTGCGGTAATGTTCGCGGATTATATCGCCCTTGATTTTCTCGCGGTCGGTTTCGGATTTAACCTTTCGGTCAACCGTGTCCAACACGCGGTCAAGAACCCCGCCTGTCAGCCATTTGAGTAGGAGGCTAAACACCCTCGGTCCGCAACTTGGCAAGGCGTTCTTTGATGATCCATCCGACCGCCGCAAGACCCACGGCCAACAATAGCCATTTAGGGTCAATGCCGAGATTGGAAACCACACGCTGCACGTCGCTCGATGCTGACGCCGCCATGCTTAAACCGGCCGTTGCCGCCGCAATGTTAGTTGTGGATTTGTGGGGAGGCTTGATGGGGTCAGGTGTTGGCAGCGTATTGCTTACAATTTTGTCCCGCAGGAACAACTCTGCCTCTGCTGTTCGACGACGTGTAAGACCGGACAACACTTTGCCGCCCGCCTTGTTGAACCACGTCAGCGCCGCAGCCGCGCCTTCAATGTCGCCAGCGTTAAACCGGCGAAGACATGTGGATTTGCGAAACGCGCCAAGGCCGATGTTATACGCCAGCGACAACATAGCGCCGTATTGATTGGGAGTGGGTTGCCGTGTCATCATGACAAGAATGTCATTGCCAAACAGTTCCAACACGCGGGCGAAATACATCTCCGCCTCACGCTCCGAAATATGCATGCCCCGCTCAACCACAATATCGGGCAACGCCCCTGTGGTTAATCCGTATCCTATCGTCCAAACGCCCACGCTGTCGCGGTATGCCTCCAGACGCACACCTTCAAACTGTTTGATTAGGTCAACGGTTTCTTTGTTAGGTGTCATCTACCCCTCCAATAATAAAGCCATGAGGCTTTGCAATGGCGGTGGCCCCATATCGAGACCCATACCGCCCAAAAGTTAGACTTGTGTTGCAACCGCCAAGCGCGACTACACAGACTTTCTTCTGTGTCTCCGAACGAAAGGTTGTGCAACCATTTTGACATGGCCGCATTAAACACCGAAAAGGGGCAAAATGTCAACTACTTGCGCGTGTTGCGCTCAATCTCTTTCAGCGTATCGTTGATTTGGTCCATCTTCAGGCCAAGTCCCACGAACAGATTGTTGTTGCTTCTGAACTCGTCAAGTTGCTTTTGACACAAGTCACTGTTGGTTTTAATAGCGCCGGACAATTTGGCCAGCGCTCCCACAACTGGGTCGGTGTCGCTTGTGCTGACCTTCATGCTTTTAATGCTCTGGTACATGATCCAAATAAACGCCAAGGTCAACGCCGTGCCAACTAAGCCTTCCGGTGTGCTGACCCCTGAAAATAGCTTGTCCATGTTATATTCTCCACAGTGCCAGCGAACGTTTTAGATCGACCCAAGAGCCGAACGCCAAGCACCAGAAAGCCCACGCGAACGGACCATATGTCACCACGCCTGATGCCACACCATAATAAGACCCCACAGTGGCTATAAACGCCGCGCCTGTGAGCCAAGTCATAGCGGAGGCGTGTGCGGCCATCCCTGCAAGCCTTAGCGCTGGTGACCACCGCCACCGCCCGTTAATCTGTATTCCGAGAGCATGCACCACACCGGCAAACAGTATTAGCAACGCCACGTCCGTTTGGGTGTTTTGGCTGACCTGCAACCAGTAAAGCGGCTGGCCACCAGCGGCAAGCAATACCATCAGTCCAGCGCCAAAAACCACGCCATACGCGGCCATGTACATTTCAATTTGCTTGCGGGTTTGGTCTAAGTGTCTAGTCATCAAACCAAACCGTCATATAGACTGTCACGCTTTGCCCCACACCGCCGGAGAATGTTGGCGTGATAGAAGCTGGCCGCTGCCGAATACTAAACAGGGCGTTGGCTGTCCAAGATGCCGTGCTGTTATTCATGGCTGTACAAGCGTTGCCGGTGCCGCCGTTGCTGCCCACCATTGTTAATGTGGCGCCGCCCCAAGAGGTTGTGTCGTCTGCTTCAACCGTGATGTTCTCGGCCAATGCCTCAAAGCTAAACGCCGCGCAGGCGTCCGCCGCTGTTACGTTGGTCCAAGTCACCGTGTATTTGCTGTCTGCTTGGTCACGAGTAACCGTTGGTGTGATAGTAGCCATTTTACGGCCTCCTTATGCTGGCACTGTCGGCCAAGTTACGTTGTTCGGAAAACCCGCTTGCGTGGGTACGTCTCGCAGGGCTTGGCGATAGGTGGCCCACGATGCGGGGATCGCTGCGCCTGTCTCAAACGCTTTCAAAATAACCCAGTCGCTTGAAGCTAGTTTACTGTCGCGCTCGGCTCTGATGCCTTCCGGTGTTGGTGCCGCTTCGAGCTGCCTTTGCGCTATTTCTGCGGGTGTCATATCGACGTATACGCCATCAATTATCTGTTTCATTATGCGTGCCCTTCAACCATTAACCACGACCTTTTGTCCGCCGTTGCACCTTGTATATTACCAACAGTAAACTGTATTTTGACTTCATCAAGGGTTTCAGTGTAAGACGAGTAGCCTAGAATGTTCTTAAATCCCGTGTTCGATAAGTACGTGGAGTTACTTGATCTATCTATAACGCCGATGGCGTTATTGGGCTGACCTTCAAACCCTGCTGCTATCCTCAAATTGCCTCCTTGGGAGTTGTCGAAATTGTCAATAATAACTGTTCCTAACAAAGAGTCTGAACCGAATGAAGCGTAACCCTGCCCCATAACCCGCCATGTGCCGGCCGCCGCCCTGACAAACACTTGGATGGGGTTCGAGGAGCCAGACGTGGTGCAACCCGCCAGCCACGTCATTCTGACTTTACGATACCCCGACAACCCTGTAACAATGATGGACGCTACGTCCGATGTGGGTTCAGTCACGCTAACAGACGTCCATCCTCCACCACTCGATGCCCCCAACTGTACGTCGGTCCCTGTGTCATCCGTAAACCACAATTCATTCGGGGTTGCTGTTTTAACCCAAAGCTGCCCGTCGCCCGCAACGTCTGCGTTTGCCGCTGCTTGCTCTGTCAATGATAACGTGCCGAGTTTGGTAATGTCGTTCCCTTGGCCGTCCAAACTACCGCCTAGTTGCGGGGTTGTATCTTCAACCACGTTGGCAATAGAAGCCCCCGCCGGCGGTGCCTGAAACATGCTGTAAAAAGCCGTGCCGGTGCAAACAATCCTCGCTTGGTTTCCGTCTGCAATAGTTATCGTTGTGGCCCCGTCAATCAATTCTGCACCGTTGGGGTCTACGGTTACTATCCCGCCATCCGCTATCACATCAATAAACCAGCCGTCCGCAAGCGTTGCCGCCGCCGTTAGGTTCAAAGTAAGTGCCGCCGTGCCGCGAATTACTTTGCTACGATCAGGCGAAAGCGGGATGTAATCAACCGCCGTGGTAATGTAGTTCCCGTCAATGTACAGGTTTTGTCTAGCCGCCGTTCTGGACGTGGCACCCGTACCACCCGCAACAACTGGCCGCGCCGTGTTCATGTCCGTTTCAAGATCCGTCAGCGGCGTGTTATGCACCGATGCTGCCGCTACATCACCTGTAACCGCCGTTGATCCCGCTGGAAGCGAATATACGCCTGACCCGTTTCTGCTCATTTCGAACTCCGATTAATTTGCGCGTTTGCGCTGCCTGTCAGTGTTGATGCCTGCAAAGCCCGTCGAGCGGATAGCCGCTTGCTTCGGTTGAGTGCCATAGCAATCGCCGCGTCCATTTTATCACCCGTTGCCAACAGGCGATGCGATAGCGCATTTCTGTAAGCCTTGCTGTTTCCCGTTACCACGTTGGCCGCACCTCGTGCCGCATTGACCCCTGCCCGCACTGGTTTACCGCTCATCAAGGCGCTTAAGATACCCGCGTCAATGCCTTCGATTTTCAACACATCTGTTGCATTATCCGCTGTTTGCGACCCTTGGGTGACCTTGGCGAAAGTCTGGTTCATCTTGCTTTCGTCACGCAATACCCGCGCCAGTTGCGCAGGGTCTTTAGCCATGCCCATTAGCTTAGCGTGGGTGTCCATATTGCCTTCAACCAGCCCCGCCGTTTTGTCTGCGTATGGCCGCTGGTTTGCAATTTTGCCTGTTATCCCGTCCGAAAACCCAGAACGCACGGCATCCCCGCGCCGGTCGGCCAACAACTTGGCGTCCTCATAAGCGCGTTGCGTGTATAGGTCCGCAGTGGGGCTTACACCTGTTGGCTTTGGCTTTCTAAACACATGACCAGAAGGTGACCGAGGAGCCGCGAACTCATTAAACTTGCCAATCGCGTCAACCGCCCTCCATGCTGAACCTTTGCCCATTTCTGCACCCAGCTTCACGCCGTCGATGATTTTGCTTTCTTCGCGGAAGTTGCTTAATGCCTGCTTGTAGGATGGGCTACCTTTTGAAAGCATTTCATCCATGCTGGTTAGCACACCACGCAGTTCCTTGGCCGCGTTTGGATGCTTGGCCTTTAGCTTGAAAGCTTCGTCACTCATGGATTTTCGAACCGCTAACAAGGCGTCGTAGTCCGTAACCATCTTGCCCTTTTTATTGACAAGCATCTTTTTGTATTTGCCCATTACCTTGGCAATTTTGGTTTTGCCCGTACCTTTGGGAATATCACCAGTGCGTCCCTTAGGCACCACATGCTCGTCAAGTTTGGCAATCACAGAACTAGGCCGGACAGCCGCCGCTTGTTCCCGCGCCAAACCGTAATCAAAATTGGCTACGAGCGTTCTGCCCTCTGTCAAAGCCGCTGCATGTTTACGGGCTGAACCGTTGGTTCCAAAGGAGTCTTCAACACCCTGAGTAACTCGCGTTCCTTGCCCCAGTTGCCGTTGCTTCAAAGCTGAAATAATACGTTCACGGCCCGGACCGTTCGAGCGTACAACTCCGTTCATTGCGCTGCCGTTGTCCAGTACATCACCGAGCATCATGCCCGGCATAAATTCAGACGATTGCGGCACTGTTTTTCTATTTTGCAACGCCTCTGCAACCATACTTGCCACTTTGCGGTCTGCCATTGCATTGCTGCCAAAGCCAAGGACTTCGCGTGCATCGCTAGACGGTAAAAATTTCCCCATACCTCGAGAGCCAACCGCCATACCCTGCACTATCTTAGGCGCCACCAAGCCGCCAACCCCACCAACAGCCGCACCAGCCGCCATTGAACGGGAACGGTTTCTAAAGCCGCCTTCACCCGCGCCAAACCCATACGCTGCACCGCCTGTCGCACCAGCCCCCATTGACCGCAAACTCTGTTCCAGCATGCTACCCGTGCCGATTGCCGCCTTGCCAGCCTTCGCCGCTGGTATCGCGCCGCCAACCATGTTTGCCGCAACCGATTGAACAGGGTGGTTTGCCATACCCATTCCAAGCCGGTCACGCTCTTGTTGCAGAACTTTATCGTATGACTTGCCGCCAAACACTGACGCGCCCAGAGCGGTCATTTCGTCCGCCGCGCCAAACGTAGCGCCCTGTGCGCCTTGCCGCAACGCATTCATGCCAGCCCCACCGGTATCACCTACAGGGCCATTAGCCGAGCCGCCAGTTCGTTGAAAAGTCTGGTCGGGCGTTTCGTTCGGGCGCGGCTGTGACACTGCCTCCATAAACTTTTGCCGGGTTAGGTCAGTGCCTGTTTTTTGCACCGCAAACATGCCGCCATCAATCGACCCTAGAAAGTCGCTGATGTGCATCTGGTCAGCGTACTTGCTTTTGTACAAGCCCACCAACAAATCGCCGTCTGAGACGTTGGCATATTGCGGGTATTTGGCCCGCACTTGGTCCATTGTGATTTGGTTCGCGGGTTGCGCGGCTGGATCTGAATACAGAGATTGCGGATAACCAGCGGCGCGGGGTAAAACTTCGGTCATTGGCTAAACAATCCTAAAGGGTCGCGCTGATTTGGCGCGGCTGGTTGCGCGTTCTTTTGCTGCAATTCCTGTCCGTAACGGCCTGTTGATACAAGCAGTCCTTGAACCGCCAATTCGCGGTTGCGGCGTTTTTGTGCAATAACCTCCGGTCCATCGCCCGGCTGTGGGAAGTATTGAATATCTGCGTTTTTGAATTCCTCTGGGTTGATAACCGCGCCGGATTCACGGCGAAGGATAGCGTTCACGAAGTCGCGCCGCGCTTGATCGTATTTTTGGTATTCTTCTGTCTGCGCAAAGTTACCCATTCCAAACGGAACTGCGTTCAGGGCTTTGCCTTTGAAGCTTAGCCCTTGATCTTCTAACTTGTTCAACAGGCCATGCGAGTTTTTTGAACGCTCGTAAAAGCCCACGCTTTTGCTTTCAGCATCTGACAGTTTGAGCCGTTTCTTGGGAGTTAACTGGATGGCCCCTTGGCCGTACCCTTCGGGCGCCTGTGCCGGGGGCTGCATTACAGGGGCTTGGGGCTGACCCACTTGGGGCGTTTGCGGGGTTAGCTGTGGGCCATAGTCCATCGGGCTAGGCTGTTGCATGCCCGGCTGTAGGTGCATAATATCTGGCGATTGTTGCATGGCGTCAGGCGCTACGCCTTGTGGCGTGGCAGGCGCAGGGGCGGGCGTTGCGGCTGGTTGCTGGCCAACAGGTGTCACAAGGCCGTTGCGCGGGTCTTTGGCAAATATCCCCGAAGGTGTCAGGAATATGATTTCGCCGTCTTTACCAGTCACGGTTTTACCCGCCGCTATTTCGAGCGCCTGCGATTTGGAAAGGTTGCCCATCTCGACAAGCTGATTAAGCGCTTGGGCTTCAACTGATTTGCCGCTAAATATCTGCGAACCAGCTTCGGGGGCGTTCACGTTTGGCAAGACAGGTTCTTGCGTGTCAGCGTAATACTGACGCCCATCCTGTCCTTTCACAATACGGCGATTAGCCGCTTGTGGGTTTTTCATCTGTTCGAGCTTGAGCCGCTCTTCCTGAAGTTTCAGGTTATCCATCTCGCTCATGGGCTGATTAGCCTGCATTCGTTGCTGTAGCAAAGTGCTAGCATATTGCCGTTGTGCAGGGTTCGCCATTGGGTTGCCCATAACAGCTATTAACTGTTGGACGCTCGGCCCTGACTGCGCTTGCGGCTGTTGTGCTTGCTGCGCTTGTTGTGGCGCGGGTTGTTGGCCAAGCGCGGCATTGAATTTCTTCAAGTATTGCGGAACGGTATTATACCCGTCGGAGGCGTTGTTGCCTTTTTGGGGTTGCCCGGAAAACCACACCGACGCTGCGTCTTGCGGGTTGCCGTATTTTTGAACAGACGCTCCGAATTCGCCATTGAACACGGCATCCTGCGCGGCAGGGTCAGCAAGGAATTCTTGGGGCGTCATGGACCGCCCAACATGCTTTTTGGTCCAAGCTGGGATGTTAAAGTCCATTACCTGATAACGACCGTATGCTTTCGAGCCGTTTTTCGTGGCAGGGCCTACGGCGGAGTAGTCGCCTGACCCTGCACTTTCAACTGACGCAATGCCATTTGCATACTGCGCTATGTCGCCCTGCAAAACAGGGTTATTACGTTGACTGTTCCGCGCCGCTTCATTGCGGGGGTCTTGCGCGTCATACGATGCACCGCCCATGCCTGCACCGCCCATTTGTGGGGCTAGACCAGCCTGCATTTGCGGTTGTTGCGCACCGGCGCCGGGGAACAATGCGCCCCATTGCTTGCCAAGTGCTGATTGCAACTCACCTTCGCGCTTGTTGGCCTTGTTGGTCAGGCTACGGTAAAGCAGGGCGTCCCCAATGGCATTAAGGCCCTCGCCCACATTGCGAGGTGTGCCACCACGACGCGAAAGCATCTGCTTTGCTAATTCACGGTTACGCTGCAACTGTTGATAAGTAAGTTTGGTATCCCCGCCAAAAATGAAGCCCATTTATACAGCCTCCAATTTTGAATAGTCGATTGCCATCCACTTGCCAAAGTGCCTAACAGCATCAGGGAATTTAACCACAACCTCTTGGGCCATGTAACCAGTGCGCAACGGAACGTTGCTGTTCTCCCACTTGTAGCGGTATTGATAAATGTTAAGCCCGTTGTTGCCGATCAATACAATGTCTTTTTTCAATCGCCGATCAGACGCCATAAGCCCCTTGCTAAACAGCCCAAACAGCCCGCCCATAAGCTGCTGCTGTTGTGCCTGTTGCTGGTTGTATATTCCGAGCCGCTGGTTGTAATTGTTGTTTACAAGCCCGGCAACGTCTGTTGTCGCCATCTTGGATGGGGAGTTAATCCCAAAGTTTGGCGTTTGAACTTGCGACCCTGACAGCAATGCGCTGATTTCGTTGATGGGCTGGTTACGCAAAGCCATTGCTTCGGACGTAGCTTGACCGCGCCCATTAAGAGCCAGCTGGTTGTAAGCGTCGTTTTTGTTTTGCCCGAAGTTTTGCATTTCTGCATCCCACGCCGCCGAGCCTTGGGTCAGCCCCTGATTGGCTAGGCGGTTTTCAAGCGTGGCTTGTTCACGAGCAAAACGAGGGTCAAGCCGTTGGCGACCCAAATCATTTAGCCTGTTTTCAACAGCCGTTGTATCAATGGGCGCAGTGCTGCGTTGTGCAAGCGCATTGGATAGGTGATTGGCCCCTTGCGACAAACCAAGCTTGGCCTGCTGCGATTGGTCAAAAATAGCCTGTTGACCCGGTGATAACGTTTCAGTCGCGGAAAATTGCGGCACATCATAGGTTTTGCCCGTAAACGGATCCGACCATTTTTGCGAGCCGCGCTGCGTGTACTCCAGCGTTCCGTTAGGCGTGTAACGGTTAACGTTGCCCATCGTGGTATTAGCGATAGCCGTGCCGATGTTGGTACTGGTCGAGCCAGCGGCAGTTTCTTTAGGATCTGGCGGAGCGGGTGGCTTAGACTTGCCCATATGGCGACCTCAAAATATTTGCGTTTCGGGTCTAGTCAAGAGCCATTTAGGGCATAATAGCAGGGGTATCAGTTTTTTGCAAGGTATGTGCTTGTTGCCTTGTTGGCCAGCCATGTGTCTTTACACAGTATACACACAATCTCAGCCTCTTGCGGCCCGCGTAAATTTGGCACCCGCGTTAATTCGTAGCCAAAACGCTCCGCAATCGACAGCATCGTGTCGTTGTATTCCGAGACCTGTAACACGGCAATCCGGCAACCGGCATCTTCAAACGGGTATCGGTGCATTTTATAGAGGGTTTCACGGTTTAGCCAGCGCCTATCCGTTGCGGCGGCTGACATACTGATGGATTGGTATTCGGGGCAATAGTCATGGTACACCACCACCGCGATTAGTTCGTGGCCTTTATACCGGCCCATCGTTACCGTTGACTTAGGCGACCAGCCCCTATCGTATCCAAGCTGCACCCGTAACCATTCTAGATGCGCGTCATGGTATAAGTCACCGTGCTTGGTAAAGCGGATCACAAAACTCGGCCTTCCTCGTACGTCATGTCCAGCGCGATAAAATCAAGCGTTGGGCTGGTGGGCCGGTTAGAAGTTATGGCAATGCCCGGTGATAGAGAAACCCCGTTGGCGTACACCGCCGACCAGCCGGACACATGCGTCTTAGACACGCCTGCACCCCAAACCATAGTTCCCCACACTCCAGAACCCCACGAGTTCGGGTCACCTGTGGCAGACGCGGCTGGAGTGGTTATATCGTTTGTGATGTAATCGGAGAACGCCGCCAAGCCAATCTCGTAGCTTTCCGCCGCCCGTCCTCTGAACCGAACGTTCTTGGCAAACTTCGTGGTTGGCGAACCTTCTGCAAAGCGCGGTATCCAAAGCGCGACGTATGCCACGGTATCGTCGGCCCCTGTGGCCTCCGCTTTAAGTACAGTTCCCGCTGCTGTGCCGAAGTAAAGTTCGTCACCAAACACGGCGGAGGTCTGCACGTCCCATCCCGTATAGCGGCACCAAGCGCCTGTACGTGCATTGCTTACATATGCAACGGAAACGCCCGCAGAATTCGCAGGAGCGCCCACAACAAGCATAGATTGCGATTGCCACAAGGTAGCACTAAAAGCGAACGCCCCAACCCTGTTGGCAATGGCGTCCCGCCAAACGTCCTCAATGGGGTATGTCAGCGCGTCAGCTTGGATCGCCGCGCGATCTTTCTTAAGTGCAGACGAAAGCGGCACAATCCCGTCTTCTGTGAGGATTGCCAAATCGCCACCCGCCTTGAACCATGCGTTTTTATTGAGCGGCACACCAATTCGATAAACGCCCTGCAACAGCCAAGAGGACGCCACGCTGGGGTCAGTGCCGTTGTATACAGCAATCTCGCCCTTGTCGGTCACCAACACGCACACGTCATCAATGCCGGACCCGCTGTCTATTGACCATGTAGCCCCGAACAACAGCTTTCCGCCGAGGTGGAAAATACCCTTCAAGGGGAACTCAGTCGCTGCGCCCGATATGCTGTTTGTCGCCAAATACCAAAACGACAGGCTGTCATCCTCAATAAACATCAGCCGCGATTTAAAAGGCCACGATTGGGTCAGGGTAGCACTGGGCACGCCCGTGATTGTGGGAGTGGTCCATGTTGTGCCGTCATACTCGCGTACGCTGTCAAAGCCGTTCGACAACACGATGTATTCACCGCCCGCCGTGGCAAACTGTGTCACCGACCAATCGCCGCTAGTTAGCCCGGTGAGGTCCGCTGTTGGGGCAACGTCTGGGTCCGCTGGTGCGCTTATCTCATAGATAGCGCTGGCTGTTGATGCAAACATCTTTTCGCTTGCGCCGCCCGACCATGTGAAGACCTTTTTGACCGCGCCGCCCACAGTAGCGTGTTTGCTGCTACCTTTGCGGATGCGTCCGCCCTGCGCTGTCGGGAAGATATTATCAAGCACCTCTGCGCCGTCTGTAATACCGCCGACCAGCTTGTCATTCTGTATCCACCCGCGCTTGGGCGACGGGAACGTAACCTGTTTTACGCGGGTCTTAGTAGGTTTGGAGCGTGTCAGCATTGCGCATACCCGCCTGATTTGATATATGAACTTCTATGATACATGATTTTACAGACTTTTTCGATTATGACCCCCAAACCGGGGTTATCAGATGGAAACGCAAGAGCGGACCTAGAACGGTGTTGGGTTCTGTGGCCGGGACTATAGAGGCCAAGGGATATAGAGCCATATCTTTTAGAAAAAAGCGGTACAAAGCGCACCGCATTGCTTGGCTGATTACACACGGCAAATGGCCGGAAGGCCAGATTGACCATATAAATCGCATTAGGGACGACAACAGACTTTGCAACTTGCGTGACGTGTCGCAAGAGGTAAACCAATGGAACACCGTAGCGAGATCGAATAATAAGACGGGGATTAAAGGCGTGAGATGGAACGCTAGGCTTTCCAAATACACGGCAGATATTAGGTTTGGCGGTCGCACAGTAACATTGGGCGTGTTTACCGACGCCGAACACGCTCGTATGGCCTACGTTACTGCCAGTAAGTACCGCGATCTTGGTTACCATCCTATAAAACAACTCCGATACAACGTTAGCTAGAGGGTATGAACGATGGAACGGGAATATCACGAAACGACTTGATTGGCTTTTCGCCGAACGCCACAGTGTAAATGCCTCTGTCGCGGTTAAGTTCGGTTGCCATAAAGCGTTCGTAATCGCTTTCCTCGTTGGCGAAGTCCAGCCCGTGGTCCTTGCGAAACTGGAAAATCATATAGGTTTCCATGATGCGGCGAGGAAACAACACAACATCGTCTGCGTCAGTAAACGCCTTGCCCGCCGTGCCTGCGCTCGACTTCATCCAATCAGTGCTGACATAGTGGACCGTGATGCTATCACTGGTCGCAGGGGCGCGGAAAAAGTCCATCGTAAACGCGCCCTCATATCCCTTGAGCCGATAGTACCGATCCCCACCTGCCGAGCCAATGTCGTTGAGGTGGGTCCAGTATCCGTCGCTCGTTACCGGAAATACTTTCCGGCGCGTAGTCGTGGTTTCGTATACCGCCAACTCACCATCGGACAGGCGCTTAAAATCCGCGTTCAATGCGTAATTCGTAGCGCCTGATCCAGTGATACTTTGCGTCTTTGAAATGGGGTCTGCCCAATCGTGCCGTTTGGCAAGTTCATCAACGCATTGCGGCAAATAATCATCCCGAAGTTCCACCGCGCCGCCATTGGATGCGGTCAGCCAAGTGGTTTGTGCTGGTACGCTGCAACGGCGTGCAACGCGGTCAAGAATATCGGTAATTTTTGTCATGCTGCTTCTTTAGCCGCCTTTGCTTTGGGCTTCGCTTGTGGCTTTTCCATAGCGTTTAGTTTTGCCTGCATTTCTGCGATAACGTCCAGTGCCGCGTCAAGCTTGTCGTTGCTTTCTGCTACCTTGTCCGCCAGTTCTGTTTTGTCTGCGCTTTCAATGAAGGTCGCGGCGCGTCGCTTGAGGTCGCGCAGGTCCGGCAAATTCACCTTGCTCATTTGGCCTTCGCTTGCGGCCGCTAGATGTTCAACCGTATGAATGCCCGCGCGTTTCAGCATCTTGACCTGTGAGGCGTTAGCCCCTGCCCATGCGTCAAGCGGAACGCCCTCTTCGGTGACCTTTTCGCCGTTGAGCCAAGCCTCGTAGTGAGGCCCGATTACTGACCAGATCGCCCGCATATGAAACAGTTTAGATCCGGCGGGATTGCGGCGCTGCATTTCTTCTTCTTCGTCGCTGTCTTCAGCTGGTGGCATTAGGCGCTTGACGTTTTCCCACGTTTGGCAGTTTTGAATGTTTCCGGCGGGGGCGTACAACAGCCAATGCTCTTCCTTGCCCTTGTTATATCGTTTCTCGATTTGTAAAACTCGAATGTCCATTTTGGCCTCTTGATGGAAGTTACGTTGTGAGACGGGCCATTACAGCCCGCCCCGTTTTTGTAGTTACACTATTACCAAGGGCAACAGAGGGACACAATCTTGGCAGAGGCATCGTCAGCCACCGCGCAAATCGTATCGGTCACAAGGGCGGAAACGTCGAGCGTCCCGTCTGTTGCGCCAACTGCGGTCAAGGCGTTACCGTCTGCACCGGCTGTAAGAGCCGTTGTCAGAGTTGCCGTACCAGCGATTTGGATCCAGCCGTAACTGCCGTCTGCAATCGCGGCTTGGAAAACACCAGCCCCAATATTAACGCTGTCTGACAAGTCAGAAGTCACTGTGCTGGTCGAATGGCCCGTTGCAAGGTAGTAATAGGCGAAGTTGCCCGCTACTGCTGCCACGTTGCCCACGCCGTTGTTGAACAGAACGAACTTGTACTTTTTGCCGTCCTTGTCCTCGTAGTGGTCACCAACGCCCGGCGAGTTGCCTTCGGTCAGCTGTGCGGATGTGTAAGTCCGGGTGAGATTAGCACCAATCATATCATGTACTCCTTACACTGCGTCAATCAGAACGCCTTGCAGCGAGCGCTGCGTACAAACCATGTTGCCCATCCAGTAGATCGGCACCACAATCGCGTCTTGATTGGTTGGCGTTTTCTCGGTGTCAGGTGTCCAAGCGGCTTCCTTGTGCTGAACAACGTAAAGGAAGTCAGTGTTCAGGAAGTAAGCTTTTTCAGCCGTGGTCGAGAAGTTGGTGTTGTCGTCAAAGAATACGTCTGCATCTTTGTACTTCAACGAGGTGAAGCCTTCACCGGCGCTCGATGCGTCGGTATAGCGGGCGCGGTCTTCAATCCCGGACTCAAACACACTGTAGAAGTCGTGAGACATTACAATACAATCCGGTTTATCAGCGCCACGATTGAGCGGTAGCCAAAGCTTGCCCATCTCGTTTTTGAAGGTTGCGGAGGTGTAAGCGTCGGTGCCGGTTGCTTCGCGGTATTGGTTCTGCCACATTGTGAATGTGGAGCTGTCAATGCCACCAACGGTGCCGGTGCCTGCTGTCTGCACGATGTGTGCCAAGCCGCCGATCTGGTTTGCCAATGCGCCGTCAGAATACAGATCAATTGAGAACTGGTTTGCGGCGGTGCGCAGGGCGTTGTCCTTGCGAGACTTAACCAAGTTAATCATGCGCTCTTTCGAACCCATGTTCATCTTGACTTCGCGACCTGATGCGGTGACGTGCAGAGCGACCTGTTGCCAGTCGTACTTGACTGTCGACAGAACATCGGATGCATCGGTGTTCAGCTGCTCATAGCCGCTATAACGTTGATACGTGCCATTTTCTGCGTATTCAATAGGCCGGGCGATTTCATAACCGCCGCTTTCTGTAACAATCTTGCCCTTGGCCTTCAAACGGCGCAAGAACTGATTGTGATTGCTCACATTGTCAGTAACCTTGGTCGACCAGTTACGGTCTGTGGTGGTTACCATCTCCGTGAACACTGAGGATGGAGTAGCCATCTAATGTCCTTTACTTAGCCGGTCATCATGCGATCATATGCCTCTGATAGGGCATCCATTTCGCTTTTGGGCTTGGAGTTACCTGCCCTTGATGACACATTTACGGATTTAGCTCTAATAACCGCCTCTGTCCGCTTGGGAGATGTTTTCGGCGCCGCCTTCGCAGGGGACGCTTGTTTATCTGCCATTAAGCCAAGCTCGGCTGTAGCCATGTTATATGCGGTGTCGAGAACGGCGCGATACGACGCCCCTTCACCTTTAATTGCCCAAGCCGCTTCAACAAATCGGGGCATGTGTGGTTCAACAGTAGCCCAATGCTGCTTGCCTTCGGGGAAAGAAGCTAGTGCCTCTTGTACGTCCCTTTGGTCTAAAGCGTCTTGTACGATCGCCTCAACATTAGCAGGTTGTTGTTGATTTTGCAACGGCTGCGCTTGCTGTGGTTGTGGTTGCGGCTGGAAAGCCTGCTGCTGTCCTTGCATAGGGGCCTGTGACATGAGGCTTTCCGGTGTGGCGTATTGCAACGCCTCTTGCATTTTTGGCAACGCGCCAAGCTGTCGAGCTACCGACAACAGCGTGTTAACCGGGTCTCGCATAAGCTGGACCCGCGTTGTTGCTAACTCGCGCGTATCGGCCATAATGGCTTCTGGCGTCATATTCATTAGTTCGGGGAATTCTTGTGCCATTGACATTAGGCCGTCACGAATAGGCGCGATGCCCTGCATTTGCCGACCGGCGTCCGCAAGTTTGCTGGACATTTCCGATTGGGATCTGGCTATCGCATCACGAGCTTCCGCAGGAATTTCATTCCAGTGTTGGCGAACCTCTTGCGGCAAGTGACCGGGGGCCTCAGAAGCTTCCGGTTCTTGCTCGGCTTCGTCTTCATCGGTTTCAGGTACGGCTTCGCCATCTTCGGCATCTCCCTGTTCGTCCGTTTCAGGTTCGGCTTCGGCTGGTTTGTCAGACACGAATTTACCGTCTTGACCGCGTAGGCGCTCGGTCGGCTCGTGGCCTTTCATTGCCTTGTCGTACAGATCACCCAGCTTGTCGTCTTCTGATTGCTCGACTGGTTGTTCTGTTTCGGCCTGAGTTTCTTCAACTACAGGCTCGAATACTACGGCCTCTGTGACTTCCGGCTCAACCGATTGCTGCTCGTTGTCCATTTTCTTTAGCTCCTTTGGGCGACCACGCCTCGTCTTTGTACCGGCTGGACAATTCCAAGCCGCGCTTTTTGGCGAACCGCGCGTTGCGTATTTCGCCGTTAGTTGCGCCGGACCTGTTGACCTCTAGGGCCTCAACGCAATTATGCTTTTTCAAGTTGTCGTTATGTTGCTGCAATGTGGAGATGGGCTTGCCTGTTATCGGGCAGGTGTAAGCCTGAAAACCCATGACCATTGGCATGCCTACTGGCTTGGCTTTGTCCTCCGCTGTAAGCATTGGTTCGCCCGTTGCTTTATCCACCGCCACGCCGTTCTTGTACACGTATGTTGTCATTTCGCCCCCAAGTATTTCTCATGGTTAGCGAGATAGTTTTGGTACGCCTCTTCGGTGTTGAGATTGGCAGGCGTTCGGCCCCACTTAACGATGTTTTTTAGCTTGCGAATGTTCTTGCCCGCAATAGACGCGTCAACGGCCTGTGTGCTTGGCACGATTGACCCGTTGAAGTCGTTTTCGTATTGATACGGGCTTCCAGCTTGGTTCGGGTCTAGCGTGTGCTTAAATCGCAATTCGTGTGCAGTTAGTTTGCGCCGCGCTGTAGCCAAGCGGGCGTTAACCTCCCCAGCGGTCCAGAAATAAGCGTTATTCCTAGAGACGCCTTTCAGGGCTGGATCGTGCAGGAAGTCCGCCATAATTTCGGGGCTGCTACCAGACGGAAACCGCTCCACATTCTCGATGCGGTGTTGGCCCTCATGGATTACTATATCCATCGCGTCTTCCATTGCTTTCTTTCTGCCCTTGGCGGTCCAGCCGCGCTTGGCATTCACCGCAATAAGTTCGTTTCTCGGCAGTTTGCGCCCTAGTATAGAGCTTGGCGTTTTAGGCTGATAGTAACCATTCAAGCCGCTTATATTATTCCGCCAATTTCTGATGTTTTTCAGAGGCACGTTAGCCATGTCTGGGTAGGCTTTGAAAAGGTTGGGATGGTCAAACACGTCGCCAAGTGTTTGTGCCTTGTGCGAAATGGGCCAGTTTTTGAACTTAGCGTCGGCGTCTGATATTTCGTAAGCCCAAGCGCCGTTTTGAAGCCTGTGCCAGCCTGTTGCCTGCGTTATGTCTTTGGGAGTATACCCCGACTTTTCCATGTATTCGGCCGTTTTCAGAGCCTTTCGATCCGCTGTCAACGACCCAATACCAGCTAATGAATTCAGCGTCACGCCGCCACCTTGCTCCGCGCCAATAGCCCCGCGCCCCACTCCTGCGCCTAGCGCTGTCGAGAACGCCGTGTCGTACACGTCGCCCAATGTGGTATCTTCGCCAGCCAGTGCCTTGCCCGGAGCCTGAAACCCAGAAGTCATTACATTGGCAACAGCGGGGGCTTTAGATAGCGCGGCGGCAAGAGGTGTTGTGTTGGAGTGGTCCTGTTTCCAAACATCCAGAAACGAGCGGGTTTCTTTAGGTGCGGTTGCTGGGGGATTCTGCTGTTGCATTGTCCATTGCCGGTTGCCCCCCCGCTCGGAATAAACAGGATTGCCGATCTCGTCCATGCCGGTTGGGATAACCCCGCCCCGAGCCATAGGCTGGCTAAATATTCCCGCGTCGCCCCACTTCAAATAGTCTCGTAAACTGCCCATTAGTTGCCAATCTTTGCGGCTCGTTGTTGCTGTTGTTCAATCAATAGTTCCGCCGCTGCTTTGCGCTCGGCAAAGTCCAGTTCCGCCTGTTTAATCTCGCGGTCGATGGATTTAAGTTGCAACTCCGCCTGCTTAATCTGCAAGTCGTCTGATTTGAGTTGCGCGTCTGTCTGTGCTTTACGATCAGCTTGCGCTAGTTGCTCTTGCTTCAGTTGCAGGTCTGCCTGTGTTTTTTCTTTCTCAAGCATCAGACGACCCATTTCAAGCTGGCCTTTGGCTTGCGCCTCTTGAGCCTTGGCTTGGGCCTCGCCCTGCTTCATTTGCAGTTCGGCCTTCTTGGCCTCCGCGTCAGCCTTTTGGGCTTCCATCGCTGGATTAGGTTGTGGTTGGGTCGCTTCCTTGGATGCAATCTCGCCCATTTCTTCAATGGCGTCTTCGGCCTGCTTGCCAAGGTTATAAACCCGCGCAAAGCTGGAATACAGGTCAACAACCGGCTTGGCCAGCTTAGGCGACTGCGCAACAACCGGAGCCATTGTTTGGAAAAACGATGCGGTGCCTTTGAGGAACTCGGCCATTTCGCCCTTCATGCGTGACAGGTCAGCGCGGATTGTACTGTCGCTTTCAACGTCAATGCGATACTGCTGGATGCCGCTTTCAAGTATTTGCGCCATTTCATCGGTGATTTCCATTGCCGTGATTTTCGACAAGGTTTCCAGCGTGAAGTTCTTGGCAATGCATTCCGCCGTGAGGAAAAACAGATCACGCACCTGACGCTCAATCATGGTCTGCATTTTCTTAATGCGAACGCTGCCCCATTGGGTCTTCAACTGTTGCGCGCCTAGCGTTTCACGGGCGTTGCTTGCACCACGCACAATGTCGCTAATGCCGGTGATTTCATAGATGGTTTGCTTGACGCTGTCACGCGCTACGTAAAGCTGTTGCAGCACCTTGATCGCCTGATCAACAGGCCACCAGACGATTGCCTTGTCCAGTCCGCCGGTTTGGGCCAAGCCCTCAACATTTTGAATTGGCACGAGTTCGTTATCGCCAGCTTCTGCCAGTGCCGCAATATCAGACGCTGCGCCAGCAATGCCGCCTTTGACTTTCAGGCCGCCAAGGATTGCGTTGATCCGCTTGGTGATGCGGTCAAGTTCTTTGGCTTGGTGACGGTATACCTCGTACGGACAAACGGGTGTTCGCTTGCTGGTAATGCGGATTGGCACGACTGGTTTGGCGTGTGGGTAAAACTGTGTGAGGCCCATCGGGTCTTCAAGCGTTTCGAGAATGACGCCATCGGAGGCGCGGATGAACTTGACGTTTTTGGTCTCTTTGCACCAGACCTCCCACACCTCAACGTCGCCTGTTTCTTCGCCGTCCATCGTGCTTGCCTTTTGGTCGGGCGCGGTTTGTGTATCAATGGCGTCTTTGTATTTTGCGCTGACCGCCTCATGGTCGAGCCAATGGCGAAACGCTACCCAAGGCAAGGCTTCAAACCGGCGGGCGCTGCCTTCGAGATAATCCTTCCAAGGAACAACCTCGTACAGAACCTTTTCATTCTCGACCGTGACTTGCTCTTGGGTTTCGTCTTCAAGATAGTCTTGGGTTTTTTCGTCTGCGTCGAGCCGAATGCGAACCACACCACGGCCTGCTAAGAATGCGTCTTGTGCGCTGTCTTCCACTTCGGCGTCTAGGGCGTTGTCGTCAATCTGTACGGTGATGGCCCGCTCTATCATTTGAGCAACCATCTTCATGGGGCGTTCGGGTTCGTCTGGCTGTTGTTGTGGTTGTTGCTGTTGTTGGGGTAAACCCGACGCGTCAGGGCTAGGAGCCTGACCCATCTGCGCCGGATCTCCAAGAGGCCCTTGGAGGGGTTCGGGCGCGTCCTGCTTAACAACCCATCTTTCCCGAATATCGGGGTTCGGTGTGCTGTTGTAAATAGCTGGAACAATGGTTTCAACGTTGGAATGCAGGATGTTAAAGTCAGGCACGACGCCTGAAAACTTTCCTTTCGACTGGACGGAATAAGCGGCTTCAGCTTCGGACGCCACCTTTACCCATTCTTCATCGCGAGCGAGTGCCGCCCGGATGCGTTCCATCCATTTTTGCCCGTATTCACGTTCTTTTGATGTGTCAGCCATTAAGCGCCTCTTAGGTTGAGCAGGGTCTGGTCAAGAGCCGCGTTTCGGCCATAGTAACACCACGTCGTGTTTTTTTCAAGTGCAGGGCTTAGTCCTCCATCTTGCGTTTTTTCATGCGGGCTTCAACAATCTCGCGGACTGACATGTTGCCCACAATGCTGCCGTCTGGTTTCACCTCGTACGTCAGTTCTTTTGGATTAGCCTTGGGTACGTATTCCTTGGGGGCATCACGCCAGCAAAGGCCAAGGTAGCGCCACGCCGAACCGATGTGTTCCGACCAGTCTTTTATAGGGTGTTCGCGGAACGTCTTGAGGTCTGTGTCCCATTCTCGGCGATAGGCTTTCAGGCCATCAATGCCTTTCTCGCAGGCGGTCTTATCTATGACGCAGGCGTTTATTGCAATGCGTCCAGCCTGTAGCCCATCAGCTACGGACACGCGGGGAATGCGAACGGGCTTCATTTTCTTGTCCCGCAGGCGTTCCATGCGAGTTTTGCCGCTGCCCCACTCGGTGACCATAATGTCATGCGGTACATATGTGTTACCATTCCAACCGAGCGCCCGTAGTTCGTCGCACCAATCGTCTAGGTCATCACTGGACGGCTCGTAAAAATGCACCACGCGGGGCTGACCATCAATTACTTGGAATAGCCAAACGGGGTTGTTGCTTGTTTTGCCGAGGTCCATGACGCAATGCACAGGATGATCCTCGTTGATTGGTACGTCTGCTATACGGCCGTCGCGCTCCATGCGTGACATTTCAGATCCGAAGTAAGCGCCCACCATCGCGCCTGAAAAGCTGCAATAGTATTCTTGCTCGAAGATAGCGCGGCCGAGGTCCAGCCCGTAAATGTCTTGGTATTCTCCAAGGCTTTCGTCAAGCTGTTCGACGGTCAGGGCGTTGGTGTGGCGTATGTCGCTTAACTCTGCGAACCAGTGTTCGGAACCGACCGCTCTGTCAAACATGGCTTTGCAATGGTTGTTGCCACGCGGTGTGGTGATAAAGCTAGCCCAACCGTTATTCTCCATAAGCATCGGTCTGTGGTAGCCCCAAGCGGCAGGGTTAGCGAGCGCCCACTCTGAGTAGGTAATTCCGCAAGGCCCGGCACCGACGGTACTGTCGTACTTGTCAGAGCCAATGATTTGCCACGTGCTGCCGGTCTTGAACTCGATAAACATTTCTTGGTTGTTGGTGCGCTTGCGCATGGCTTCGGGGAATGCTTCATCAATTCTTTTCTTTCCGGTGTTGGCGTTGACTGCATCCCACAGTGCTTTGCGGCCTTGCCCGTATTCCGGCAGGCAGTGCCAGTACGTTCCAATACGATGTTCGGTTAGTAGGTATCGTGTGGCGTTTAGGACGATTTCATCTTTGCCCCATCGGCGATGCGCTATTTCTATGAAGCGTTTTTGCTCTTGCTTGACCATCGCTTCATGGAATGCTCGCTGATACCAGCGGACGGAGAACGTGTGTTCAGTCACCGGGGGGTTTATCCTCATAGATCGTTACAAACTTCATGTCGCCGCTGTGTTTCACGTCTGCCTTGTCCACTAACAGGCCGTTGAGTTTGGCTTGCCCCATGATGGCGGTGTTGCTTGCGCTGTACTGCCCGTCGGCATAGGCGGCTTCATCGACTTCGGCCAGTCTGGCGGTGAGTTTTTCGACGGTTACGAGGGTGCGTTCAGCGGCGCGTTCTTGTATTTCCATCACCTTTGCGGCGACCTTGTGGTCTGCCAACACGCGACACGCGGATTCCCAGATTGTTTTCTGGGCCATGTTTTCGCTGTTGTATGCTTGGCGATAGGCTTCACTTGCATTTGCGCATTCCACATAGACCAGTGCGAATTTCTCTTGTTTTGGTGTTAGCTTTGCCATTTAGTCCTCTGTGTTTGGTGTACCGCCCGGTGCAGGAGAGGAAGGAAACAACAACCGGGCGGCACTATGAGGGGGAGCGACCCATGAACACTCAACCCCTCAATTCTTTTTACTCTTTAGGTGCGATAACTGTCAAGGTTAACCACAGTAAAGACCTCATTAAGGATGCTGTCGATAGTTGGTTGTCGGTTGACAACTTTGCGCCACTCCGCTTTGTGTGAGCATAGTTTGCGCCACTCGACCTGCAACTGGTCCATTGTACGATCAGGGTGTGCCATCTTGTACAGGCACAGGTCGCCGTATGTTGTGCATTGGGCTAGGGGTTTCATATCCTAAATCCTTCCATAGCTTTGCCAGCGTGTACGGCAATGAAGAATATTGCCAGCCATGCGGGGAACAGGGCTGAGAACCACCACATGGAAACGCCGTACATTGTGACGATTGAGGCGATGATGCCCACGGCTGCGAACATAGCAAGGATGGTTTCTGCTAAGATTACCAGTGTGATTGCCACTTGCACCGCGAAAGTTGCTCTTGGGTGTTTGGGTAGTGGGCTGTCGTAGTTAACAAACATTATTCTGTCTCCTCTATAACGCGATTTCTGTGTGATGTGCGTACTTTTTTTGCATGCTCTGGTGACACAACATAACCATAAGATTCGAATAACCCCGTGATAGGTGGGCATAGATATTCTATAGAACTCCTTAAATCAGCACATGGTTCGCATGTTTTATAAGTTTCCCACCTTCCATCCCAACACCCCACTGCTTTTCCATAACTTTCACCCGGCAGTATGACGTGTCCACATTCGCAGCATTTGTGCGTTACCCTTGCGATAGGTTCCTCTGCGCGAAACACGCTCGGTAGTTCGTCATAATCACAATCACAATAACGCATTATTCTATATCCTCTATAACGATTGGTGAGCATATGGCATGAAAGCGCTGTTGCACTTGTGCGTGGGTTAGGTGCCATTTGCGAGCGATACGCGCCCATTGTGTAAAGTCTCTGCCTGCTTTGATTAGTGCGCGTTCGGCTTTTTCGCACCAAGCGGGGTGAGGGTGTGCTTGTGGGTTACGCTCGAACGTTGTGTGGTCTGCATGGTCGCGTAGTTTCCACGGGGTTACGTATGTTGTGTTGGTTGCGTTTCGGATTGGGATGCCGAGGTGTTTTCGGCGGCGCGAAGCGACCTGTATTGACTGGCCCGCGAGCTTGGCGATTTCTTCCATCGGGCGGCACTGGACCACATACAGGTCGAAAAACTTCTGATCGGTGATGCTCATGGTGCCACCGCGTCTGACAGGAGTAGGAAGAACAGGGCTGTTAGGAACATGTCGGTTTTAGCCGGATGTTCGTCTGTGAGCATGGCTGTCCCGCCATAGATCATTGCTAGGCCAAGTAGAAGGCCAGACAAGATTGATTTGAACACGTAAAAATAAATCATGGTTTGATCCTCCAGAATACTTTCTTTGATTTGCCTTCTTGGTTTTCTTCGCGTCGTTCGACTAGGCCACGGATCAGGAGTTTTTTTAGTTCTCTGTGGCAGTCAAAGCCCGGCATGATTTTTGACGCTCGTTGCCACTGGTCGGTCATGTTGGCGTGTGTTGTTTCGAGTGTGTGGTCTCTGTTCACGCCTTTGAGGCGTATTTTAAGCGGCATGCCGTGTGCGCGGAGGCGGAATTTATCTTGTTCGGTAAATCGCTCCGCCATGATTGCGTCTGCGAATTTCTGTTCTGTGTATTTCATGACGCCACCTCTTCTGCAACGCAATCTTCGATGTAGCGCACGGCTTCCTCATTTAGGATGTCTACTAGGCGGTAGCGGTCGCATTTCCAACCACCAATCATGCAATGCACGAGGTCTGCGCCTATTTCGCGCTGGTACTGATCTGGACCGCCTGTTGTTTCCAGCTGGACCGTTGTATCGTCGATTTCGAACACGGCGGGTACATCGTCTGCTTCAATCCCATCGATGCAGAAATAGATTGTTGTTTCGTATACTGTGGAGGCCATTGTTCAAATCCCCATCATAAATGCGAGTGTGATATACACCACCATCATTAGCATGATTGCTGCTGCTGCTGCTTCGAAGATATTCATGGTTGTTTCCTCTCTGTGGTGTTTCCTATACCCTGAATATAAACCCGTTAAACATGTTTGCAAGACTTATTTGCATGACGTAGCGTCAACTTCACTTTGCACAACCTATCGATGTAGTACGGTATAGTAATAACCTAAGCCTGTTTACTATATCGATGTTCTCGTTTCGTTCCTTAGGGATAGAGGGTTAAGTAACTATTATCTATATATATTATTAATTAAGAGTAAAAAGAAAAGAAACGATTTAGCGATATAGTACAAAAATTTCACTTTTCCAAAAAAGTAACCCCCTCCCAATTTTTATAAGGGGGGGGGGCATTTCGTACTATTTCGCTATACCGCGTTTTTTTGTAATGATTTCAAGAGGAACGATATAGTACGGGCGTACTATATCGTTACTATATCGATGCTTTTTTGAACCTTTTGTGAAGTTTTCCGCCATTTTTAGGCTTACTTTCTTCGGTAATCAAAATACCATTTTCGACCATACCAAGCAAGGCCTGTTTGACGTCCGCCCCCTTGAAGTTCCGAATTCGGTTCAAAAGAACCCCTTCACTTTCGCCGTCTTCATCACCAACCAGTACCATAATCCGCGACCTAAGCGCCGCCAGAGGATCATCCTTAACCTTGTCGTTAGCAACAACGCGATGCATCTTTTCCTCGATATCCCGACAAACCAGCGCATATGCCCATAAGACATGCTCAGACGTCCGTAGGCCGCTAGGGGCCGCCAAGATGAACGATACCTTAGAAACCAACTCATAGGCCCCTAGATAGAGCGCCTCTAGCCCTGTGCGCTCTTTATGGGTCACGGCGTTGTCGTCAAACCGGTCGGCAATGTCCTCCAGCATGTCGGCGGCGGGTTCTTCTGTCGGGATTTCGTTGCGCTTGCCGTAATGTTCAATGCGACCTTCCGTGCTATACGTGCCGTCCTGCGCCAAGCGCATGAGGGTGTGTTCCAAGACCTGTGGCATGTCCGGAGCGCGAAACCTCTTTTTGCGGCGGGGCGCGGTGTCCTGTTCCGTGAATACCAGTGAACGGCCAAAGAAACCGTTGGTGGCGGCAGAATAATCCACCAGAGCGTCAAACGTTACAGGCGTTGTGAAGCCGATCAGCGACAAGAACGGTTTTTCCAGACCATTGTCGATGTTGTTTAGCTGCGCTTCAAGGCGCACACGAGCCTGCTCGGCCTTGTCGTCTTCCCGCTCGTCTAGGATCTTGGTTAGAGCCGCCAGTTTCTTTCGTAGTTCTGTTTTGAGGTCGCGGCCAAGGTCCCCCGTTGGTTTTAGATAGCCGTTAGTTTTGGAATAGGCGGACATGAGTAAACCAATAATGCCTTCCAGATAGGACGCTCCCCCGCTGGATTGTGCGTTTTTGATTTTTCGCAACAGATCGCCTATCTCGTCAACATCGTAGATGCAAGATTGGTGATCAATAAGGTTGCGCATTATTTCTTGCTCTGACTTCATTGAGCCGTGAGCAGCGCCTGCAATACCGGCGACGCGGTGTATGGTTTCGATGGATTGATGTATCGCCTCCTTGCCGGTTCTTGAACCCGCCACGCAAAACGCAAACATGTTGCTGGTGACGCCGTCTTTTTCGTCAATGTATTTGAGGCCGATTACGTTGCCCACGGCTACAAGCGCACCTGCGACCGCAAGCTTTTCACGGGGGCGGCGACACTGGGTATTGATCCATGCTGTAACGTCACCGACAAAACCCGGCGGGCGGTTAAGGTCAATGCCGCTGGTGTCTATTAGGTCACCTGTGGCCGCTTGTGCCTGTTCGGGCGCATTAAAGGCCAGAGATTGCCCATCGCCATCAAATGTGACCGACCGAACCCAGCCGTTTTGCTCCGCCATGTGAATTACGGTGCCAAGCGTGACAGGGTTGATTGACTTGCCAAACGAGTGCCACTTGTACTCCATAGAGCCTGCATCGTGCTTGGCGGATTGCTGCGACCATACCACCCATAAATCATAGCCGGTGCCACCCGTCGCGTGATGTATGCCCATACCGACCCGCAACCAGTCTTCATAGTTGCAGTTGTCGTTGGGGATAGACGCCAATATGTCTGCAATGTCTTCGGCTGATATGTCTTCAAACTGGCCGTTTATTTCGGCGCGGAAATGCTCCGGTTTTGTGAGTTCCTCCACCAGTGCGGGGGGCATGTCGTCTATATCATCAACCGAGCCAAACGCGACCTCGTAACGATTGCCTGATTTGTGCATGGACCCCGGCCCGACCACATATCCGCTTGATTTGAAGTCGATGCCTTTGAATCGTTCCAGATTTGCGACCATTGCGGGGTTGCCTTCGGGCGCCTTGAAGTAGAGGTGCTTGCTCCCCTCGCCCGATCCTGTACGTACAATAAACGTACAGCCCGCCACGTCTGGGAATTCTTTTAGCAGTGTCTCATATGACGCCACGCCGCCGTTGCGGGCATCTATGTCAATGACACATAGGCCACGCATCATAACACCGTAGCCGGTGTTGAACTGCCCCATTAGGTGGCAGGTTTCCCACTGTTCGTCGGACCAAACGGGCGTGTGTTGCCAGTTGGCAGCTATGGGGTGTTTGTATGCCGCTGGGCATGTTGGGTTGCCGCAAGCGCAGTTATTATCAGCGTCTGCACCGTACAGCCCAAACACCCGATACCCCGCCTCTCTAAATTCATTGTGGGTCATTTCAATTCCTCAATGTCATGTACATTAGCAGCATACATTAGCATGTTTTCACGTCTTCCTATTACATAGACTTGATAGCCAAGGCCGATAGCAATGCCTGTTTCAACAAACTTGCCGCCAGAATATTTGTCCGGGCCAGAGACTAAAACCAAGGCGTCGGCAGTCATAATATCGTCAATATCCTCTTGCGCGATAGCCACGCGTTCTTTGTAGGTATGGGCCGCGGTCTTAAGAAATGGCTTACTGTGCCAATGTGATGTTATGACGTGTCCGTTTGATGTCAAATTATCCGCCCAATGTTGTGCCGCCCACCGACAATGTGATGCTACATATATCTTCATACTCCGCAAACTCCTTCACATTCGCCTTGAAAAAGGTCCATTGTTTTGTCGTCGTCTAGGTCAGCCGTGGCAAGTGGTGTGCCGGATCTATGAACAAACTGCTGTTCGTCAGACTTACCACAGTATCTGATTTTGTCGTCGAAACCAACCGCGTCGGCCCAGCCCTTTAGGTCGGTTCTTTTTAGGTTACGCCAGCGGGCGTTGTCTTGGAACGGGCAACCTAAACAAGCGGATTTAGCAAGCGGCTGTCCGGGGTAATGCTTCGCAAACCAAGCATAACAATCCGCCCTTGACATGCGGGCCTCAATCAATGGCCACCGGTGCTGGCACCATTTATCACGGCTGTCTTTAAGCCGCTGCAATTCATCTGTCGATATGCCGATCCATTGTTCAACAATCACCCCTTTAGGGACGCGCTTGCCTTTTGTGACGCCTAATAATGCGCGAACCTTTTTGCGCACCGGCGCGATTTTATATTCTTGCGAGCATTGGCGACGCCCCATACCTTCGCCGCCCGCTGTGTATAGTGGCATTGATGCAAACCGCTGCCCCGTTGTGTTTAGCCCTGCGAGATGGTCTTCCCGGATATTACCAGCCGATACAACATGCAGCTTCACGGCCCCGTTTGTTAGGCGTGTAAGCTCGCCTTTGCACCATTCAAGATGCATGTAAACTGCGTTAGGCTCCCAGCCTGTATCGGCAAAAATCACCGCGTCGGGCATTGGTCCTATTTCGTGACGAACCGCCATCAGAAGCATAACAGTTGATTGCACCCCCGCCCCAAATGACACCACCCGCAAGGCAGGGTTATCAACTGGCCGTGATATGCTGTAGTCCATCATTCACCCGCCAGATACGCCGATAGCGCAAGCATGGTTGACAGGCGGGGGTTGTCTTGTTTGCCTGTTAGGATGCCCCACACGGTGACACGAGACAGCCCTGTAGCTTTGGCGACGGACGCTAACTTTCGGTCCGCTAATGCCTCTTTTATCTGCTCTAGTGTTAACATTTTTTTGCCCTTTGTTGATTATTGTGCTTGACTTATAAAACATATTTAGCGTAAAAGGCAAGGGTAGATAGAAGAAAAGGAGGCTCGAATGAGCGTGTTAGAACAGGTGGGGGTGCCTGAAAATAGCCCCGTAATTGCCACAATATTTGGTGAGGCCGGTCTAGGCAAAACCAGTTTAGCGGCCACTTTCCCCAAGCCAATCTTTATCAGAGCGGAAGACGGCCTTATGTCTGTCGCCAAAGACAAACGACCGGATGCATTTCCGGTGTTGGGTACTTCGGCTGATATTTGGCCCCAACTGGTCGCACTGTTAAAAGAGGATCACCAGTACAAAACGTTGGTTGTGGACAGCATCAGCAAACTGGAAAGCCTGTTTATCGAGCAGGTGGTGAAAGACGACCCCAAAGGCCCACCAAGCATCAGGCAGGCTCTTGGCGGCTATGGCGCAGGGTTCGACGCTGTTGGTGGTATGCACCGCCGATTGCGTAAATATGCGGGTGCGCTGCGTGATCGTAAAGGCATGAATGTTGTGTTTATCGGCCATGCTGAAGTTGACCGGATGGAGCCGCCAGACAGTGATGCCTACACGCGGTATTCTTTGCGGCTCAATCAAAAGCAGTCGTTGCCGCCATATGTTGATGATGTGGATCTGGTCGGCTTTATCAAGCTGGAGCAATTCTTGAAGTCAGCGGAAAATGATGACCGCAAAATTGCATTGACCACGGGCGCGCGGGCTTTGGTCTGCTATCCCACGGCCAGCAACATCAGCAAAAACAGGCTCGGCATTGACGCTGACCTGCCATTCGCGGCGGGCGAAAACCCACTTGCACAATATCTGGAGTATAAAAAATGAGCGGCTTTTGGAACACGAGCGACGGGCAAAGCATGACGGCCCAAGCGGAGTATGAACAAGAGGGCGGTAATCTTGAGCCGATCCCGAACGGCACAACTGTTCTGGCGGCGATTGATGAGGCGAAATGGGCTTTTGCTAAAGACAGCGATGCACGTTATTTGTCACTTCGCTGGACGGTGCTTAAGCCGGAGGAATACGGCAATCGGAAAGTCTTTCAAAAGATGTGGGTTGATGATGACGACCCGCGGGCTAAAGACCCCGCCAAAAAGCGCGACAATGCCAAGCGGATGCTGGTTGCCATTGATACTAACAGCGGAGGCGGGTTGCTGTCTAAAGGCGGTGTGCCGACCGATGAAGACCTGTCCATGAACCTCCTGAACAAACCAATGTTGGTAAGTTTGCAGGTGTGGAAAATGAAGGCTGAAGACGGCTCTGATATGTCCGGCAACTGGGTCAACAAGGTCGCGGCGGCGGGGGCTGGCACTGTTAGCAAGCCAGCGGCTAAGGCACCGGCGGCGCAGTCCGTTGATCTTGACGATATACCGTTTTGATCTAACTACCCGCGCCGCAAGGTGTGCTGACCGATTACCCTGAGAATTCAGAGGGCGGCGCGGGACTTTTTTATAACACGGCAAAGAGGAGAATACAAAATGACACCTTTATCACCAAAACGTAAAGGTAGGATCACGGCAAGCAGTGTTGGCGCAATTATGGGTTTTGACCCTTTTAGAACCCGCGCGGACGTCATGCGCCAAATGGTAAGAGATTATCACGGCGCGGAACCGGAATTCACAGGCAACGTGGCTACCCGTTGGGGTACGTTTAGCGAGGCGGGGGCTATCGAGGAATTCAAACTGCAAACCATGATGGACGTTGAGGATATTGGGTTCGAGGAAGTCGGCAAGGTATACGGTGCCACGCCTGACGGGCTTTGCAGCGACGGCAACTTGTTGGAGGTAAAATGCCCGTACAGCCTGCGCAAGGGCGGTGTGCCGACAAAAACAGCGCAGGATCAAAAGCATTATTACGCGCAAATGCAATTTCAAATGTGGTGCTGCAAACGGGATGGTTGCTGGTTTTGGCAATGGTCGCCGGAGGGTGACAAGGTGGAACTGGTTGAGCGCGACGAGGATTTCATTCTGGATATGCTGGACAAGTGCATGCGGTTTTGGACGGATTACATCATTGAGCGTGACAAGCCGGAAGATTACGTGCGGCCATTGCGCGACGTAATTGAAGACCACCGCGCCACCAAGTGGATGATGGAGTACCTTGACCTAAACGACGCCATCAGCAACGCCAAGGCGCAACAGGCCGAGTTGCTTGACAAGATGGTTAAGCGGGCCAAGGGGCGTGACTGCGAGATTGGCGGGCATAATATCCAGTTGGTAAAACGCAAAGGGAGCGTGTCGTATAAAAAAGCGATTGACGATTTGGCACCCGACGCCGACCTGTCCACCTACACCGGCAAGTCCAGCGAATTCTGGAAGGTGACGTGATGCCAATCAAGAAAGAGGTGCAAATAGGCGACTGCCGCCTGATCCTTGGTGATTGCTTGGAGGTCATGCCGCTCCTAGACAATGTGGATGCCGTTGTGACAGATCCGTCTTATGAAAAGGAAGCCCATAGGAAAACTCGGAAAATAACAGGCCGTAACAGAGGGGTTATAGCTGAAGCATTTTCGTTTAGTTCCATTGAGGGGCGGCGGGACGCCGTTGCCCAACTGGCTTGCGAACTGTCAAACGGATGGGCGCTGTTCTTTTGCATGGCTGAAGGCGTGGGGGCATGGAGGGACAGTATCGAATCTGCGGGGTCCAAATACAAGCGTTGCATGATTTGGGTAAAGCCGGATGCCATGCCGCAATTTAACGGTCAGGGACCAGCGGCGGGGTTTGAAGCTATAGCCGCCGCGTGGTGCGGCACCGGGCATAGCAAGTGGAACGGGGGCGGTCGCGTTGGAACTTTCAAACATAATAAGAACACCCCCGGCGGAAAGCATTTACACGAGACACAAAAGCCGGTGCCATTGATGATTGAGCTTATCATGCTATTTTCAAACGCTGCCCAAACAATCCTAGACCCATTCATGGGCAGCGGCACTACGTTGGTCGCGTGTGCTAAGCTAGGCCGCAAAGGTATCGGGATTGAACTTGACCCTGATTATTTTGAAATAGCCTGTAAGCGTGTGCAGGAAGCGTATAACCAGCCTGACCTGTTTGTAGAGCCGCCTAAGCCCGCACCAACCCAAGAGGGGTTCGATTTATGACCCCCCGCAAGTATCAACAGGACGCCCACGATGCGGCTATAGACTGGATTAAGACCTGTCTGGACCCGTGCGTTTTGCAGGTGGGGTGTGGGGGCGGTAAGTCGTTTATCGTGGCAATGTTGTCCGAAACTATACGGCGTATTTCTGACAAAAAAACGCTGTGCCTGCAACCGACCAAAGAACTGCTTGAGCAAAACGCCGCCAAGTATAAAATGACCGGCCAGCCCTATTCGCTGTTTTCGGCAAGCGTCGGTAGCAAATCAACGCGGCACCCTGTTGTGTTTGCCACGCCTATGTCGGTCAAGGGGAGTTTGCGGCGGTTCGGGCATGAGTTTGGCGCGGTGATAATTGATGAAGCACATCAGGCGGTGACCCCAACCATGTGCAAAATTGTCGAAACCATGCGGGCCGAGAACCCGAACCTGCGCGTAATCGGCATGACCGCCACGCCTTTTAGGAACAAAGCGGGTTACATATACGAGATAAACGGAACGCCGGGGGCATACTTTAAAGCGCTGGTTTACAAAAAACCGGAAAACGACCTGATTGACGAGGGGTATTTATGCCCGCCCGCCATTGGTCAATCTGTATCACAGTACGATACAAGCGGGTTAGAATTGGCATCAACAGGCAAATTCACATCGGCAAGCGTTGATCGGGCGTTTGTGGGCCATGGCAGGCTAACCAGCCAAATCGTCGCAGACGTGGTGGAAAAGAGCCGCGACCGTAAAGGGGTTATGCTGTTCGGCGCAACAATTGAACACGCTGAGGAAATACTTGCCAGCCTGCCGCCTGAAAGATCGGCAATCATTACCGGCAAGACTGCAAAGTTGGAACGACAATCCATATTAGCACGGTTTTTAGACGGTGGTCTAAAGTACCTTGTGAACGTGGCGGTGCTAACCACTGGCTTTGACGCGCCACATTGTGACGTGATTGCGCTGTTGCGCCGTACTGAAAGCCCCGTGCTGCTGCAACAAATCCTTGGGCGGGGAACACGGCTTAGTAAAGGAAAACGCGATTTCCTTGTTTTAGACTACGCTGGTAATATTGAGGAGCATTCCCCAGACGGTGATTTGTTTAACCCAGAGATTGTCCAGCCCCATGAAAAGAGCGGGGGAGATGGTAACATAGATGTAACTTGTCCATTGTGCCAGACCGAACAAGAGGTGGCGGCTCGCCCTAACCCTGATCAATACGACGTGTCGAAAGAGGGGTATTTTTTAGACGCATTGGGGCAACGTGTCGAAACAGACGAGGGGCCAATCCCTGCGCATTTCATGCGGTCATGCGGAGGTTACGTCAAACAAGGTCCGCATTTTGTGCGGTGTGAGCATCGCTGGACAAGCAAGGAATGTCCGCACTGTGGCATTGACAATGACATAACGGCTAGGCGGTGCTGGAAGTGTAAGGGCGAGATTATTGACCCAAACAAGAAACTGGCGCTAGATTTTGCCAAGCACAAAAAACGGCCCAGCGAGCGGCAGGTCGATGAGGTGGTGGGCATGACTGTAACAAGCAGCGTTAGCCAAAAAGGCAACGAAACTTGGCGGGTGGAGTTTGTCACGCCGTACAGATCGTTTTGCATATGGCTGTTGAAAGATCCTAATTTTTCCCAAGCTGAGGCGGCGTTGGCGCGGTTTAACGAGGTGACTGAAAACAGGTTAATTGCACCGGACACGGTGACGTACAAAAAAGATCAGAACGGGTTTTACAAGGTGCTGGCTTACAACGAGCCAGCCGAGCAACTGGAGTTAGCGGGATGAATAGCGAGTTAATCCTTTGGATACATAAGCAATTAATGAAAGGCGACAGAGAGGTCTCGGCTCTAAAGTATGGTCCTGTTACTAGGTATATATCGCATAGAATAGGTGACCGTGACCAAGTCCTTGCAGAATACAAAGAGGCCACAAAATGAAATTCAATCCGAAAATCAAGGTATTTGGCGATAAATCATTTCGGGGGCCATGCCCGACTGAGGCAAGCGAACAGGCGGCAGTTGTGGGGAAGGTCCGGCGAGAATATCCAGAAACATGGGGCAAGTTGCTAATTCACGTCCAGAACGAAGGCAAGCGGCGACCGGGGCAGGCTATGTTTGCCAAGGCGCAGGGGCTAACCAAAGGAGCGGCTGATTTGATTATCCCAGCGGCGCCTACGTTTGTTTGCGAGATGAAGCGGCAGGACCACACCAAAAGCCGATGGCAGGATGGCCAAGAGGATTACCTGATTGCGTCCATGGAGGCGGGGGCGTTTGTGTGCATAGCCCTTGGTGCGGTTGCCGCTATTGAGGCATTAACACTGTTTGACAAACTTAACAGCATGTCATATGAGTTATGACGTAGGAACAAAAAAGGAGAACATGAGATGACTGACATTCACATCACAGAAGGCTTCGACGAGTACGAGGTAAATGGTGTTCCGGTAAGGATCGTAATGACAGACCGAGCCGGAGACTTCCCTGTATTAGCAGTGGAGGAATGTGGAAATCTGCACGTTCGCAATGCGGATGGGACACATGAACTCTTCCACACCATCGGCAAACAGAAGCGCAAGCCGAGGGAGTGGTACGTCGAGGCGTTTAAAAACGGGAACCCAGCATCGGGCCTATACGTTGATAGAGAATGTTGCAATGGCATGTCCAAAGGCCCCGTTATTAAGGTTCGGGAGGTACTGGACGATGAGTAAACTAACATGGATAGCCTGTAACGGTGTTAAGCCTGACCTGCCTGATGGCGCAATGGGGTGGCGTCTGCGCGAATGTGGTAAGGGCGTCTTGACCGACCTATCCGCCCCATCCCCATGGTCCAACGCCATAGCCTACGCCCTAGAGCCGGTTGATCCGGTGAAGGAATTGGTGGATGCGGCACGCAAGTTATTGAATTACCAGTGTTCCTACGACTCTTATCGCGAGTGCCTATACCGCCTACGTACCGCGATTAAAGCTGTGGAGGAGATGGGATGACCACACAGAAACAATTAGAAGAACAGGGTGCCACTCGAACAGACTTTGAAGGGGTGGCAGAAACCCTTGGGCTGGTAAATCAAATCAACCAACTCAAAGCCAAACTGGCACTGGCTGAGGAAATGGTGGGTGCTTTGGAGGCAACCGAAGCGGCACTACAAAAATGGAAGGACATGCAAGATGACTGATACACATAGGTATAGGGCAAAAAAGTGGGCCAGAAAGTGGATGTTTTGGGCCGTTGGGTATCCGTTCTGTTTTGCCG